ACTATAAAATATTCTATGAATTTGAGAAAGAAACTGCCCCAGCTCTGCTAGATGAAATATCTAATTCTTATGAGGGAGCTCAATCTCTAATTTATGACACGGATGCTGTTAATTCAAATGGAGATACTGGATTGAAATTATTTTTCACCAGGGGAGAAAACGGTAAAGGATTCGTTTCGGATTTTGGTGGTAGCATGCTAAACATCAGAATGGATAGTTCGGTCTATCTGAACTCAAATTCTAAAGTACCGGGTGCTAATGTCATTCACATCAAGGATGGAAAGATTAGTTTAGGTTTAGAAAACGAAAGTAAACAACCAGCAGTTTTAGGGGATCATAACGAAAGTGCTCTAAATTCCTTATTGAGTAGACTTAACGAAGTAATGATTGCTTTGCAGACTTATTCTATTGCTCAAACTGCAGTTACCTCTGCAATACCTATATTTTCACCACTTATTCCTGCTTTAACGGTTTTGAATACACAGATAGCAGCAGCTCAAAGCCAACTGACAAGCATTACTGCACCAATGATAGAGACAACAAAATCCAAGACCGTTTCCATCGGAGGTGAGGGGGATGGGATTAATCCAATCACAAAACTATAATAGAACATGACCAGAGATCAATTTATAATTATATACGAAAGATTTGAATCTGAGTATTCAAATGCGTTAAAAAAAGCAGATTTAGAATATCAAGAGGTAATAGCTTCTGTAAATTCATATCAAAAAATAGTTAATCCTGTAGGTAAAGAAGTCGGGAAAGCAATTTCTCCAGATGTTGAATTCGTTCTAAAAGATAAAATTCTGCCGAACGGGAATACACAAAAATCAGAAATATATTTCTTTAAAGAAGATCCTCTAACTTTAACTATACCAAGTGGAATCGAAGGGTATCCAGATTTTGGACCTTTTGATATTGATCCGGTGGATCATCCAAGTGATAAAGGATTGTCGTCCGAAAAATTGTCTGTAATTTATGGAAAAATTGTTTCTGGATATACCTCTCCAATTCTATTTAAGTATTTAGAAGTGAATTTTCTTCTCGATGAAGTAAGTTTCTTACGTAAGGAAATAGTAACTCTGCAAACGGAAGTAAAGGATCTGAGGAGAGATGTCAGATTATTGCAAATTCAGTTGGGTATTTTGACAGGAGGGGCAACAACACTACCAGATATAATAAAATATCTAAAAGATAAATTAATCTAATTTAATTAGAATTTTACGAAGATATATACATTCAATCACCCTTTAAACAATAAAAATAATGCAAGTAATTTCTCTATTAGAAAAAGAAACAGAAACATTTAACTGGGATCTACCCAGCGGATTCATCGTAAATAAAAAAATCCAAACCCCAAGCTACATCAAAATTTATTCCCACGAAAAATATGCTGCAGAATTATATGCTTCATATAGAGGAATCAATCCCGGAAATCTAGAATCAGGAAAGGATTTAGAAGAAGGAAAAGTATACACGTGCAGAATTACTAGCACAGATAAAGATAGTGGATTTGCCCACACCGACTCAGGTCAAACAATCTATTTAGACCTAAAGAAAGAAAGAAAAGATGCTCAGAAATTAGGAATACAAGGTCTTGATTTTACGATAGGAACATCCATTAAAACTTTAATTAAGGAAATAGACGGATCTTATTATGGATCAATTGTTGATTGTTATGTACAAAATTTAAAAGATGAATTCTTCGATCAAATTAAATCTGCTTCTACAGCTTATCCAGCAAAAGTTGAAGCAATTAATAAAGGAGGATATTTAGTTGACATTTCGGGTGTTAAGTGTTTCCTTCCTGGATCACTTGCAGCAGCAAATAAAATTACAGATTTTGAATCTCTAGTAGGTAAAACAATCTATGTAATGATAGACGGTTATGTTGCACCAAAAGATATTTTCGTAGTTTCTTACAAGAAATATCTAAGCAAAATCATAGGTCAAAAAATTCAAGAATTAGATTTAACTAAGAAGTACCAAGGTACTGTTACCGGATCTTCTTCATTTGGCTTGTTTGTTGAATGGGAAGAGTTTTACACTGGTCTAATTCATAAAACGGAATTTCCAAATCAAACCGTTCAAGGATTCAATCCTGGAGACGAAATTGAATTCTATGTAAGAGAAGTTAAAGAAGACAATAAACTAACTCTTAGCTTTGAAGCACCTGTAGAAAAAATTGTTAAGCTTTATGAAATTAAAGAGGCTGTTGAAAAAGGAACAATTTCAGAAATGGCGGCAATTGTTAAATACAGAAGAAAAAATGGTTGCTTAGTTGAATTACCAGAATCCGGTTTGATGGCTATGATACCACAAGAAAGAATAGACTCAGATGCTGATATCAGACCTGGAGACAGAGTTGGTATTTTAGTATATGAGATTGACCCAGTAATGGGTAAAATATTTGCAGACATCGTAAATGGCTAATTTCCAAAATCACTTTGATAGACTACAAGCTCTAAATGCTTCCATAATTGGATTTGAATTCGAATTCTTTTCCAATATGGTTAGAGGAAGAATTGTGGAATCCCTATCTAAGTTATTAGGAAAAAAAGTAATACTTTCGTCTAGATACCACTCAAAAATTCCAGTTACCCAATCCGTTTTTAAACTTGAGCCTGATTATTCAGGGGGGAGTAAAATGAACGAGCTTATCACTGGTCCACTTCCATATGCCGAAGCAATTCCGGTTCTCATCAAAGTTCTTAAATGGATAGATGAAAACGGGTGGACAAATGATAAATGTGCTTTTCAGTTTAATATCAGTTTTGATAAAATGAGAAAAGATGTAGGAATGAGAATGGAAAATCTTGACAGACTTCAATTCATTTTAGGAATTGACGAGGGAATGATCTATTCTAAGTTTGGAAATAGAATGAATAACGTTTATGCAAAGTCAATCAAGAAGATAGTTCCTAGAAATAGATTCTCTTCTATTGACGATCTAACAACAATTGATCCTAAGTTATTCAAACTTCCGGACGACAAATATTACGGAGCTAATTTTACAAAATTAAAAGACGGCTATATCGAAATCAGATATTTAGGAGGTAGAGATTATCAAAAGAAAATATCTGAAATTAGAGAAATTCTTGACTATGTCATAATTCATCTTTATAATATTCTCAGCGGAAGATCTACATATTCACAGAAAGATCTTGATACGTTAAAGAAAATGATGAAAGAATACTCAAAGGTAGTAAAAAGTTTTTCGGATCCTAGAGCTTTCTTCATGAATTATCCAGATTTCCACTTGTTGGTGGATCTAAAAGGATTTGAAGAGAACATCAAGACTTATTTCCCTATGATCAGAGACAAAGTTTTTGATCTTATCGTAGAAGGGGGAGTTCGTCACGGGTTCTTTAATTATGATACTTCAACAGGAAGATTTCAGTTAAAAGATGCAAGATGCAGGGATGCTTCTTATATTACAGATTTTGACCTTCTTAATTGTGACATCAAAGGATCTAGAGTTATCAATTGCAATCTTTATTCTTGTAAAGTTAAAAATTGCCAAGTAGAAGATTCTCAATTACTAACAGGAAATACAATCGAAAATAGCAAAGTTAAAAACACATCTGCTGAATATTCTAATAGTTTAGAAGAGTGTTATATAGACTGCGCAGGAAAATCCATAGACTGTAATATAAAAGGTGGAGTAATTAGAAAGGCAGATCTTGGAAGAAATGCAAAAGTTTCTAAAGAAACTGAAGAGGTGAAAGATTTTGATGACGTTAGAAAAGCTAGATTCGTTTCCGATTCTAGATTAAAGGACTCAAATACTCTTTATAAACCTCAATCTTTCAAAGATCAAAACTGGAAGTATAAAAAACTATAACTAAAATGACTGAAGCAGAATTAATACAAGACATTAAAGACGATCTTTCCGCATCTTGTTCCCTTCCATACAATTTAAACGATCAAGAAATAATTAGAATTATCAATAGAGCGAAAGCTTGGATGTATGATAACTATCAATATGCGGTAGAGCAAAGATTCTTTGTTCTAGGTTCTACTCTTTTTTCTACACAAGAATTTCTAAAGACGAGACAAATTCAACTTCCGGATAAGATTGTAACAGTTTTCGATGTCAGGGAAGCAAATAATCCTGGTGTTTCTGGAAACCCCGACAGAGACTTTGGGAGTTCAAAACTTCTTGGTTCTGAACTTCTTCTATCTCCTTTTATGGGAGACAACTTGGTTTATAGAACAGTAATGTATTCTTATTTCGATTTAGCTAAAGCTTATTTATTAGAAACTTTTGCATTCAGATGGAACAAGAACACTAAGAAACTTACGATACTAGGAAGAAATCCTGCAGGATCACCTAACAACGTGGGAACTGGGCCGAACAACTATGTTAAGTCCGTGGCAGTTAGCTGCTTTGTTGCAATTGAAGATCATGAGTTATTTGACGATGAACTTTTCTCCAGATACTGCAGAGCAAAAGCAAAGCAAAGTTTAGCAAGAGTTATTGGTGCTTTCAATTATAATCTTCCAGGTGGAGTTCAAGTTAACTTTTCAGAGATAAAAGCAATGGGAGATGCAGAGATGCAGGAGGTAATGGAAATGATAAATGGTGAGAATACTCCTTCATATTTCCTTCAGTGGAATTAATTTTTTTATTTAGGAAACCTTTTTGCTAGAAACCATCTAAAAGAATTACTTATATTCCCAGGGGAAGAATCTAATATACAGGGTTCCCTAACCCCAATCTTAACTAAAATTCATTAGTTTACCCCAGTTTCTAAACGTAGATATATAATGGGAAATAAAAAATCCCAATGATAGAGATTTACAATAGAGATCCAGGAGACTTCGGATATAAAGAAGGAATACTTGAAACTACAGATCCCATCGAGATCTGCATAGGTCAATTGAAGATGCTTCTTTTAACCAACAAAGGAGAAGTTTTAGGTGACCCTGAATTTGGAATTAGCTTAGATGAATTAGTTTTTAATTTGGAGCTTTCCGAAACTTCTATCAAAAAAGAAATAGATTTTCAAATCAACACTTATTGCACTTTGTTCTATGAACTTGGTGGATACTTTGATTTGAAATTTTATCAGGGAACTATGAGGGATATAGCCACAATAGATTTTTATATTTCCTCTCAATCAACAAAGAGTCCAATCATAACATTACAGGTAACATAATTAACATAGATGAATAATATTTTTCAGAAAAATAATATTTTAATTAGAGGTCTTTTAAACACGACCTATAATTTCTTGCAGCAAACTTTCAATCAAACAAGAAATGTCTTTACGACTGCTTCTGCTTGGGGACAAATATTATTTGTTCTTGAAAACCTATCCCAGCTAATTCTTTACTTCATCGAAGATTCGATTACAGAATTAAATATCTATGAAGCTACTAGAGACTACTCGGTTAGAAGTTTGGCTAGAATAGCAGGATATGATCCTGCAAGAGCCATGGGAGCCCAAGGTGAAATTGAAGTCTCCTGGAACACTAAAGCAACTACCACTGGAGGCGGAGCAGTTTTACTACAGGAAAATACCAGAATCCAATGTGATCAAAATGGACTCGTTTATACTATTATTCTAAATGGACCTAGAGTAAAGATTCCTTTAACCAGAGGAAATTCTTTTAGGTTTAAAATTGTGCAAGGAACTTTTAATGAGACTATATTTACTGGAAACGGGGCTGCACTCCAAAGTTTTAACATCCCAATCAAAGGAGGATCTCTTGTTGATCAATTTTATATCAACACTACAGTCAACGATAACAAATGGAAAAAATATGATTCTCTCTATGATATTCCTCTTCAGGGAGAAGGGTATTTAGTAAAGACCGGAATTAGCGAGGGAATAGACATTTATTTTGGAAATTCTAATTTTGGAAAAGTTCCACCAAGAGGATCTTTGATTAAAGTTCAATATTTACAAACTCTAGGATTTGCTGGAAATCTTAGATCTACCTCTACCAGTAAAATTACTTACAGATTTTTAGATACAGGTACTGATTTATTTGGGGCAGAAGTAAATCTTAATGACTACCTTCAAATTGTCAATACGGTAGATCCTTCTTTTGGAGCTAATGAAGAACCAATTTCTATTACAAGACTTGCAGCTCCGAAGACAAGCAGAGCTTTTGTTTTTGCTAATGCTGGAAACTATGAAATTTACTTACAGAGATTTAATATATTTTCTCAGATACAAGCATTTTCTACCTTTGATGATGAATACTTAGATGACGATAATGTTGTTTACTTGTATTTAATTCCTGATATAACGATAGGTTTATCTTCTAATGAGGACTATTTTAGTATTCCTCTTTCAAGTTTTCTTTTGACGAATGCACAAAAATTGGCAATTTTAAATCTTATTGAAGATTCAGGGTCTATGATAGCAACTACTGTTGTTAAAATAATAGAGCCTACTATTCAAAGGTTTGTAGGAAACGCAGTTCTAACTGTTTTCGAGGGATATGATCCTGAGATTATTAAAGATAAGATTCAAGCTTCTATTTCTTCTTACATGATAAATCTAAAGAGAAGAGATAAAATTCCAAAGTCTGATATGATTGCTCTTATAGAATCTATTCCTGGGGTTGACTCGGTTAGCTTCTATTTTGTAGGACAAGCCAATGAAGCTTACCATGCAACTGTAGATTTCCTCCCTAACGTTAGCACAAGTCAGCTTACAACTAATATAGGATTTGATCAATTCGGAGACATTATTATTGGGAGGGGAGAACTAGTAGTTTTGAGAGGGGGATGGAACGATAGAAATGGGATGTACTATGAACTTGGGGTAGTACCAGGTAAACCTTCTGCTTTGAATATTTCAATTAGTGGATTTGTCCCTGTTAATTATCTTTCTGAACTTAATGCTGAAACTAAAGCACAATTAATAGCTGCAAATAGATAAATCATGGCACTAGATTATTCACCACAATTCAATCAGGAAGGTAAAAACGCATACAATAACTATAAAGTTGTTCCTTCGAGCAATTCTTCAGGGAAGAATGAAGGAGGCTACACGTATAAAAACTATACGACTAATTTTGATACCTTAGATGATCTTTATCCTACCTCTACACAAGCTTCTGAAAGAGCTTATAATCTTGGATGCTCTGGGTATAGAAAACGTTTAATTAGCTCTGCTGGAAATTATCAGTATGCTCCTTGTCAAACCTCTGTTGAATACATTTCTATTATGGGAGGTATACCAAAGGGAGATATGGAAAGAAGATATTATTTATTTGATCAAACTGAGAATGTTTTTGATGTAACTGAATCTATAAACGACACAGCTACTACTGGATTTAATTATAAGGAACAGATCTTCCCAAGAACACTTTCTAATCTAATCTATAGAGACCCTAGTAAAATTTTAATTTTGGACAAATATCAGAGGGTAGTTTTTGCTTTGATTGAATCTGTTAAGCAGATAAAAAACTATTTTAATTACACAGTTCCTTTCAACAACAGAAGAGTATTCTAATGGCTAATCTACACTTAAGATTTTTTGACAAACAAGGAGATCCTTTAAACTACCAATACGTAGGACCAACCGGTTCTGTGGATCTGGATTTTAGCTTTTCGTATCTTTCTACAAATACTGGATCTACCCCATCACAGGGATATGTTTCCTTTTCAGACGTAGACTCTGGAGTTTTATATCTTAACTCAACAGATCAAAATAGATCTTCTATTCTTCCATGGGCAAATGAAGTTTTAAGCTCAATTATCAACGGAGCAACGATTAGAGTAAATTTTGCAGTTTATCCTGCCAATAGTTTAAACTTTAGAGTTACTAATGTTTCTTTTGCTGGCAGCGTTGTTGTTCTTGATATTAGTAAAATCGTAGGGTCTACGATAATTTCAAATAACAATAGCATCATTTTAACCACCGAATACACAAATCTCCCAGGAGGGTACTTCTACGGGGAAGTGTATTTTGATCCTGTATCTGCTGGACTTTATGAAAATCAGCAGATCTTTGTTGTTCAAGAGCTAGTAAATTCAGGATCTCTAGAATTGGGTTATCCGCATACAAATGCAACCGGAGGAACTGGAGCTAATATATGGAGAACGAGATGGGCAAATGACACTTACGGAAATACCGATGTTACTGAAATTATATTCACGTATAAAATAACTCCTCACGACTCTGATATTGATGGGTTTCCTGCAATAGTAAACTATCAAAATATTGCTATTCCAGTTACCCAAGAATCAGGTGATTTTTATTCCATAGCTTATCCAGGTTATCTACAAACCACTTCTGTAGATTCTTCTGCATTGACAATTAACGTTGCTTTAAATGCTCCGGATGTTGCAGCAGAGGTATATGAAAGAAGATTAATAGTTGAGGACTTAACTTCTGGGACTCCGGAGAAAGTTTTGGAAATTTTATTTTATGGTCAAATCATAGGGGAAGATTCGAGACTTGATGTACTAACAGCAAATTTAGGAAGAGCTTTCTACCAAATCGATTCTAATATTCTAAGGGGACATGATCCTTATGAGCCGCTTCCAAACTGGATAGAGATTAACGAAAAGAGAAAAGAGCTGATGGTTGCAGGGGAAGAAATCTTCCCATATATCGGAGCTTATAAAGGTTTAATAGGAGCACTCCAATTCTTTGGCTATCAAGATTTGAGAATAAAAGAGTATTGGTTAAATCTTGCATACCAAAAAGTTAAACTTAGTCCACTTTTAGAAAATCAGAATTTTCTGAATAAGTATGATCAAAGTTTCATGGTCAATCAGTCAATTCAGATTGCAGACCTTCTAGATAACGAAAATAGTGGAAAATATAGGCTTCAGGAAACTTATGGTCCAGATGCTGATGGGAATTACGTTTTAAATGTTTCTGGAGAGGACACACTTCTTCCAAGCAAAACTTACAAGAAAACATCTTTATTTGGTCTTTACTATGATTTGAATAAATCTACAGATCTGGAGGATCCTTATGGATACCCTATTACACAAGAAGCATTCATTTTTAGCCAGGAAGAAATTCTAGTAAAACTATTTGCTTTAAAGCAAAGACTTAAACAAACATATCTTCCACTAAATGCTAGAATCGTTGATATAACTGGTGAAGGTGTTTATTTTGAAGTCTATAATACCAAATCGTGGACGGACTCAATGGAAAGAAATGATATTGAGTCTGGGTTTTATCTAGATGTAAAATCAAATCCTCCTAAGGGATTCATAGAAGATCTTAGAGCATTCAGTCTGAGAACATATCCAAATTCTATCCAGACTCCTATGAACTACTTCAACGTTGTAGATTATACCGTTTCTGTTGCAGGTCCTTCTGGTGATGCTCTTACTTTTTCTGGTGTTGCTGGTTATAATCCAACTCTAACTTTTGAAAAAGGAAAGACTTATAATTTCACGGTTTCAAGTTCAAACTACGATTTCTATTTAACTACAAATCCTTCTTTGGCTCAATCTGATCCACTTGGAGTAATTAATAATGGGTCTTATGGAGGTTCTACCGGATCTGTTGTTTCTATAAATGTTAATCCACAAGAGCAAACTACGATTTATTATTATTCAAGCGTAAATCCTAGCAAAATGTTTGGAAGTATTAATATTGTAGACTCTAGCATTTCTGATTTTGGAAACGTATCCTTTCCTTTAGCTGATAATCAGATCTATAATTCTACCCAGAATTCTGCAATGCAAACTGCTATTGCTAATTTCTACACTCTGAAGGAAAACAATGGAATAAAATTTTTAGGCGACGGTACATCAGATCCTATACTATTTACTGATCCCGCTACAGGATTGCCTTATCAAAATCCGATAGGAATGCCAGTGATTCTGGAATCTATTCTTGATCAATGGATCTGGGACGAAATGGGTATCAGCTGGAATTCCCTTAAATTGCCTGAATTTAAAGTTGGTGATTTGATAGACGTTAAAACATATCAAGATCCAAATGGTCCTTTTTATGGACCAACTGGACCAACCGGAACAACCGGGGGTGTTGGAGGGCAGATTCTTTCTGCTTCCTATGATCTACAAACCTATAGCGTTAGACTCTCCTCTGATTTTTCTATAGTAACTCTATCTGCAAATTTATTGACATCTTCAATTCAAGATACCCAGTTACTAACCTGGGCAAATATAGATTTTTCAACTTACACTGAAATAGAATGGATAATTGAGAAGCCAACCTCTCAACCGGGAAGTCCATATTATTTCAAGAAGAGAGGACTGATTATGGACTATTACAAAATGGCTCATTTCCTTCCTTATGTTGGTGAGTACAATATTACATGTACAGTTTATGACTCTTTTAACTATCAGAGTAAAGTCATAAAAAATTCATTAATTAAAGTTGATCCGATTCAAATTGATATAAATGCTTGGACTAGATACAGAGAAAATGAGAATTATCTGTGGGATCAAACAGTTAGAAATTGGGATTCTTATGAATCAATCTGGGAGTATCCTGCAGAAGGAAAAACTATTCAAGAACTAACTAATAGAATTCCTCCGGAGGTTCTTGAGTTTTCAACTTATGGAAACAATGTTCAAGGAACCCAAGATATGCTGGTTAAAGTTCCAATTAATCCAATTGGGGCATCCGGTAATATTGTTCTTCAACAGGCCGTATATTCTATTGATTCTGCTTACTCTGCATTTATCTCAGGAAGCCAGTATGGGTTTGTACAGATATTTACCAATCAGCCCCATAATTTTGAAGAGGGTTCTTTAGTTTTTATTACCGGATCTTCCCCTCAGATTAATGGAGCTTGGAATATTACTATACCAACTGGATCAACTGGGAATTCTTTTGAAATACCTGTAGCTCTAGTAGGAGGACCTGGTGTGATAGCTCCGACAACTCCAGGAGCTACCTCAACCTATATTGATCCTGGATATTATCCTGACCAGACTGTTACGGGAGGAGGGAATATTTCTATTTCAGTAAACGGAAGAGTGATTGGAGCTACCTCAGCAGGGGCAAGTCTACAATCTACAGTTAATTCTATAGTTGAAGTTGTAAATTCAGTTTATACCCAGCCAGATTATTTTGCAGGATCCACCGCTCCTAATTCTATTCCTGCTACTTTAAATATTCTAGCAAACACAGATTCTGGAAACGTTGGAAATGGAGACGTTTTAACTGCAGTTGTTACCGGGTCCCTTTCGGTAGTTTCCATAGATTCTACCTTTTCTGGAGGTGGAACTTCTGGAACTCAATATATTACCTGGAACGAAAATTATGGAAGTTTTCCTGACGAAAATCTGAGATATTGGGGAACACAAAATTTAAATTGGGATTCTATTCCAACCTCAACTTGGGATGAAGCTTATGCTCACGGATGGTATGATTTTGAGTATGAAAACGGATGGCTTGGTGGATTTGAAATTCATAGTATTAAAGTTGGCGACAATATCAAAGTTAGTACTGGGAATGAGACGTTTCCTTTCCCCGTAGGGGTTACTTTTAGCGCGACTGGAGGAGTTACGGGTCCTACAGGATATATCACCTTAGGTGGAGCAGTAAGTGAATTAAACAGCTCTACAGATCCCCATATCGCTAACTTTTATTATAGGGTTACTCCTTATGGGTCTGATGATCTTCTGACAACAAACGGTCCAGTACAAACATCTTTTAGCATTTTTGGAGCAACAGCAGGAGGATATTCAGCACCACCAACAGTTCCTGGAGCACCTCCTGAACTGATAGTATCTTTCACATACGCAACAGGACCATAATTAATTTAATCTAATGGCAGACATTTTACAAATATACCAATATCAGACAGTAAATTTTACTGACACTAGTACAGGAGCTCTTCCTTTGACAAGACTTTGGAGTTTTCCTGGAGGGACCCCTATAACTACTCCAAATCCTTTAACCTCTAGTCCAACAAATATAAAGTATCTAGTTCCTGGAACATATAGTGTTACCTTGACGGAAACTGACAACTTCGGAACAACTAAATCCTTAACTGAGGTTAATATCATTCAGGTTTCTCCTTCAAGTTTAACTGCTGGAATTTCTGGCCCTTCCCCTGCGTCGGTTAAGATGGACGAGGGATATCAATTAGACGATGCAAGTACAGGAACCCCCTTTGCACCAACCTCTTGGGCTTGGACTCTTCCTTATGGAAGATCTGCAACCACACAAAATGTTGGGGTTACCGGATATGGGGATTGGAACACCTTAACTGGAACTTATTCTGGAGCACCAGGTTCTACATATACGGGAAATATTTCTTTGACCTCTTCTGCTAACATTTCAGGAACTACTCTTAACAGTACTTCTTCCACTACAGTTGATGTTTCTAAGCTAGGACCTCTAGAAAATTTATATTTAAATGCAACAGGATCTAATCCTAGTCAATACGTGACGGGACTTTCCGGAGGACTTGTGGTTTTTCCCGGAAATATTCCTGCAATAGGATCGGATTTTGGATATCCTGCAAATACTAATCTTGTTATTAAATTAGATTATAGACTTAGAGGATTTGGTAATAATTCAAATCTTTATTTTCATTCGACCAACGAGATCGGAAATGTTACTATGCTTACTGGTTTATGGTCACCAAATTATAATGATATTATAAATGGATTTTTAATAATACAGGCTCCTATCTACAGCCAATTTTCGGCAGTTCCTGTTGATTCTGCTATTAGCTTAGGTAATTATATTGTATCGGGTCAAAGTCCAGATATTTTTCTAATTGACGAAAGTGGTCTTCTTTCAAATCTCTATAACAATTACAATTACAATCCTGACCTTCTTAGCTATCTAATAGTAAATCCTTACAAGATAATTTTTAGTGGAAATATTCAGTATATTAATCAGAGTGGAGCTCCTGGAACCCCTATGACATTTGTAGACACAGGGGGAGGAAGTAATTCTAATCCTGTTGTGTATTCCCCTCAAGCTTTGATATCTAAGGGTCTACCTCCTCTTCCTACTCCTGTTTATACCGTTACCATTTCAGTCACATTTAATAATTTACCGCAAACCCCAATAGTTGTTAATTTTAATGGACCAACCGGGAATGATCTGGTAACTGGTGAATACTATGTCGCTCAAGATAATAGTAATGGACAGGGATTTGTCAGCATCCTAAATAGCGCTATAAACTTATCCGGTATTCCCTTTGGAGGATTATCTTCTTTAGAATTTAAGGCTAATCCTATATTTTCAATTCTTAACGGAACTGGATATGATTCTGCTGGATTCAATGGGGTTTCTCTTGAAATAAAAACCCCTGCAATCTCTTTGGTTACTATAACTGATAATTCTGCGACTTTGAGCACTCCCCTAGTAACGGTAGCTCCTTTTATGGGAAATTATTTTAATACACAAGGATCAACCGAGACCTGCACCGGAATGTTCTCTGTAGGACCTTCCGGGAACCCGGGGAACTTTCCTAACAATGCTCCCTATTATAATGATCTAATTTTTGGAGGATCAATCTATTAAAGATAAATACATAAATGGCAAGTACATCAGCATATATTAACGGAACAGCTCTAGACGAATTTAATAACGTATGGGCAGTTGGGAGGGATCTAACTAAATTTGATGGGTCTTCTTGGACCTATTATGATTCTACCAATTCCGTAGTTCCGGGAAATATCCCATATTATTTAGATACTAGAAGTATTTCTATATCTCCAAATTCAACTAAATGGGTGGGATGTGCTTATTCACCTTCTTTGCCAACCCCTTTAGTTTTTAGCGCAGCAGGACCTTATGCTGCTACTGGATCTAGCTGGACTGCTTCCGAGATTACTGGGTCTGGATCTCAGGCTTTAGATGTTCCTACTATTTATGCATCTCCCTTTGGCGACGAAATTCTTGCTTTTATTTCTCCTTTAAATGGAGGAGCTGGAACTGGACCTGCTGGAGTTTTTGGAGTTACCGGAGGAAGTCTTTATACTTATAGCACTGTCTTAAAAACTTGGTTTGAAAATGCACCTGATTTTGTTTGGCCACACATTTATGATATTAAAGCAAAGGGAATAGACGGATATAGATTTAGCTATTACCTAGCAACACAATACGGAATTTATATAATTCCGGACGGGGATCTTAGCGTTTCTTCTTTAGAAGGAGGAGAGCCTTATATAGAAAATTCTACAGTCTGGAACAGTAAAAATACCTCTCTCCCTTCTGATATAGTTTATTCTTTAGATTTTGATGAAAATGGTAATCTTTGGATTGGAACTTCTGCAGGTCTAGTTTATTGGGACCAAAATAAATTCTACGTTTGGGACGATACAACTCTACCAAATTTAGGAAGCAATGAAATTAGATTTGTCCAAAGTAGACCAAATGGACACGTTTTCTTTAGCGCTGGAAATCCTTTAAACTCACAAGGAACTGGATTGTATTACTTCAACGGGGATACTCTTACTGTTTATAATTCTTCTAATTCTTCTCTTCCTACTGATAATATAGTTTCTATTATGCTGGTTGAGAATAAATCGGTTAATATCGGGCTTAAAATATTTCCAAATGACATATTTGTAGCTGATGAAACTTCTATTGGACTATTTGATTATGTTATTCCTCACGTTTATGCTTCATCAAAATATGCAGGAACTACCGGATGGAATTTTGTAGATTATACTCCAACAACAGAAGCTTTAACTACTGACGAAGCGGCTTTACCTAAAGCTGACAAGTATACCTGGAATTATCCTTCTTGGAGAAACTATCAAAACTATGATCTTCAGTATAAACATCCAGGATTAGATCCTAGAAATTTATTTTTAGAAGCAAACCTAAAAGCAATTGCCGACGGTACAGCTGGAACCCAGGACTACTGGAATCTCGGACAAATTCCTAATTTTGATTCTGTTCAATTAGCACAATCGTTACAAAATTCTTCTTGGGTTAATGGGGTAACTGGTGGAGTAACTAAAAATACTTCTTCCACATATCTGGATGGAAAATATATAGTTGGAGGATATACCACTTTAGACACCGCATATTTTGGATTAAAAAATAATTTAGAACCTCTGGTTCTTAACAATCCAAATCCGACTTTATCAAGTATTCCAAGATCCGGACAAAAAGTTGGATACATTTCTTATTATAACGAGAATGGTCAAATTCAAGACGTTATTACAATCAGAGGTGAAGAAACTGAGGTGTGGGATGTACAATCGTCCCCAGATCAAAAGTCCCTTTACGTTTTAGGATCATATAAAGGATACATTGAAGCTGGAGATCTCATCTGGTCTTCTGTTTATCCAGGAGCAGCCGGAATGACAGGTCCTATTGGAGGACCAATCGGTTTTTCTAATGTACAAACTCCTGGAATTACAGGAAGCCCTTATCTTTACCCTTGGATCTACAACGGAACACAAACTCTTCCTGCTACAGGTCCATTTCTTCCTGTTACCACAATATCAGTTGTCAATGTTTCAGTACCTGGAATTTTTGTGATGGAAATAGAAAAAAATCTGGGGAATCAAACTTCTTATGGAGGAATAAATTTCGGATCTACTGGTTCTTTAGAAACTTCTTATAGACTTAAGAATTTCAGATCTTTCCCTGGAGCAAGTTCAATTTATGATCCTCTTTCTTCATCTTCAACTATAGACACAGCTTTCTATGAAAAAACTTTATCTCTATCAGTTTCTGATTATGATGTTGATATAGTTGGAACTTTAGAAGGTGGAATTTCAACTTATAAAAATGGGTACGGAAGAACTTTGGATAGCATAGAAACTTCCGAATTTTTATTTTCTTCCTGGAATTCTTCATCTTATTTAAAAGATGGATTTTGGATTTCTCTAGGGACAGAATTAGAACTTCTAAAAACTAATGCAACCTATGGAACGGGCGGAAATAAAGTTTTTAATTCGATTCAGAAAGATCAAGGAACTTTAACGTATTTAATTACGGGAACTTCTGATTGCCCTAGTTTTAGTTTCTTAGGAACATCTGTTACCGGTGGAACTTCTGGAGTTTTACCTTTCTACCTTATCTCTAATTATACCCCTTCAGTTTCGTCTTACAATTTTATCCAAACAAACTCTGCTCCAATTGATACAGACCAAGGAATAGATTCTGGATACAGAGATGGAAAATATTTCTTCGGAACAACCTATTCAGGAACTGCTTCTTTTGGATCTTATACAGCTTCACAGGAGGAAAATTACAATGGATATAGTTTATTGACTGTTGAGATTACACCTTCTCAGTCTTTTACAACACTATCTAGTAATAAAATACTTCCGGTAGATTTAAATTCTACTGCTATTGGAATTGATGATATTGAAATGGGAAAAGAAGGACAAATTTTCTATTCTGTCTTTAGTCAAGGAGGAACCGCTACTAATAATATCTATAAGATCAACCAGTATGGTGGATTAAATGGTTCTATTTTAGTCGGTGGAACTGGACACCTGAGACTTGCATTAGACGAAAAAGATAATTTATTGATTGGTGGATATAGAATTGGATCAACTGGTCCTGATAGTTTACCTGTCGTTTCTTCAACAACAGATAGTTCTTTTGCTTCCTTAATTCCCCAGTATATTCCAGGAGTCGGTATTGATTTAGGAAATATAATTTCTAGAGCTGGATCTGGAGCTTGGACTTGGGCAGACGTTCACGATTCATACGGGGATCTTCCAGTTCCTCTTTTATCCACAGTTTTCTTTACTAATTACGGATCTAATATTTTTGGAAAACAAAATAATCAATGGATTCTAAAAGATGAAGTTAGCGGAACTGTTATTTTAGATGTTAAATCAATCCCTTATTTTATTTACACCTTTACTGAGGTGGGATACTATTCAATAGAGAATAAAGTTGAGGATTCTTTAGGTAATGTCTACCAAATATCAAAGCCAGCCTTTATCAAGGTATTCAATCAATCTGTTCCTTCTGAATCAGATCCAAACCCGGAATATGTGAATTCTGTAGATTATGGATATCCTCAGGTTATGCCAGGAGATAGAAATAACTCAGCCCAATTGAGCAAGGATCTTTTGGAACAGCAGGCGGTTATTCTTGAAGAAATGAGACAGCCATTTGGTTCTGGATTAATTCTAAAGAACGATCCAGACGCTACTTTTAGTGGAAATTAAGATTCGTATTCTCTGTAGATATCGAGAATTTTAGGAACGATAGGATTTCTATGGTTCTTTAGAAGAGTAATTACTTTAACCCCCTCAACTCTAGCTTCTAGAATTTTGAAGAAGTCTATTCCTGAGTCTTTCTTAGATCTTAAATCTATCTGAGAAGTGTCCCCGCAGAATACCATTCTGGAATTTGTACCAAGTCTTCCTACTATCATTTCAGTTTGCTTTCCGTTAACGTTTTGACATTCGTCCACGATAACCATAGCATCTACGAAAGTTCTACCCCTAACGAATGTAAAAGGCAGAATTTCTATAGTCTGACTTTCTATCATTTTGTCGATAGTTTCCTTGTTGTATAGCATGTAAAGGTTTGCGTAAATAGGAGCTAACCAAGGGTCCATCTTTGCTTTAATATCCCCAGGAAGAAATCCCATTGGATCTGCTGCATCAACTACTGGTCTGGTGATGATAATCTTTTCGATTTCTCGATTAAAGAATAGATCTAGAGCTATTTGACAAGCTAATAGAGTTTTTCCCGATCCTGCCTGTCCCTTTACTAAGGTAACTACATTTTTTAGGATTTCTGATTTTGCTGCTTTTTGTTCTTCGTTTAGAGCGAGTGCAAATTTGATTTCACCTTTAGGTTTTCTCTTTACAGCGTTTTTGTTGGCGGTTTGTTTTTGATCCATGAGTAATAAATCTTATGGTATATATTAACTTAAATTTTGAAATTTTAATTTTAGACTTGTTTTAGTGCATTGATATATAGAAAGAATAAAAATATATCAGCAGAAAACAAATAAATTAAAATGGCAACAGTAACTACAACCTCCATTCTTGGATCAGATTCGATATCAGCTTCGAGAATAACAATCAACTCTAATTTTCTAATTTTGGATAATTGGGTAAACGGATTCGTTAGTACCTTTGGGATCGACACAAACACCGGAATTTTAAACCTTTCCTCGGCTTCAACAGGATCTATTTATGCAAAAACAGGTTATTTCGACCAGGTTCAAGTACCTGCTGTAGGATCTTTCCTTGCTAGAATTCTATCAAGCGGAGCAGCATCTTTTACAGGGGTTAGCACAACAACATTTACTTCTAGCGGACTGACCACTATCAGCGGATCTTTAGTTCAAAACGGAGCATCTACTTTTGGAGCAACTGCGGCTTTTAATAGCCCAGTAAATATAAACGGATCTTTAATTATAGGTTCATTAGGAAATTTAAGAAGTACTAATACAACTTACGTTTCAGGAGCTACTGCAGGTCAAGCATTCCCAGTTTCTGATACTCTTGGAGGAGGTGGACTTTTTACTACTGTAAATGCACCTTATGCTATCACCGGACAAGAAGACGTTATTTATGCAAATTGTGGTCCTACTGGATTTTTCATGTCTGTAGTAGCTGGAAATGGAGCAACCGCTGCTAATATTCCTGCTGGATATAGAATCAGGATTGTTAATACAAGTGGAGCTACTGGATACATTTATACCGGGGTAACCGGGGGTGGGTCTGATTATTATACCGGATTTAACACATCTTCATCTTACGGAAACTATCCAACAGGAGGAATCGTGGTAAATCAGAACAGCCAATATCAGGCTTCTGTTCACCTTCAATGGGAACCCAGAATTGCACAAGGGCAAGCAAGCCAACAAGGATCTTGGATCGTTCTTTCTGGAACTAACGTAACAATATAAAATTAAAAAGCTTAGATGGCTACAACCCCTTTCATTCGCCCACTACAAGTACAAGGAGGAACCTTCTATAGTTTCTCTTCTTCTGCTGAGGATTTATCATTCACATTTAATAATTCGGTTAACAAATTTAAATTTTCTAAGTTTGCCCTTCTAAATATTCCCCCTTTAAATAACGGGGACCCTCTTGGGAATTCCCTTAAATTAAACGCTCCAGATAGTGCTTTCTTAGATTTTGCTACTAATGCTCAGCAAATAATTACCGGAAATGCAAATATAGATTTTTCTCAAAGTTTTCAAAGCTATTGCTTAAATTTAGAATCTACAATTTTAAGTTCCACTGACTATAATTCAGATATTAAGCAAACCGTTGCAGAAAAAGTTTTCTTTAAGTGGTTAAAAGAAATCGGTGGGATTAGATATCAGCCGGCTAATTCAACCCAGGTTACTCCTTTATTAAATCAAAATCAAGTTCCAGTAAATGTAAACGGTCTTCCAACTTCTAATCAATTAAGATGGGTAGAGGGAGATCCTGTTGGAGGTACTGGATCTTACGGTCTAACTGGTGCAAACTATAATAGAGTTGTTCAGTATATTGGGAACTTGGATATTGTAAACTCTGTTAAGAATAATAATAACACTTACTCAGAAGTTTATGTTTATGTTCCAACTAAAGACGGAAACACTCCGACAGTTTTATTTAAGAACACCTTAGACGTAAATTACCTTCAAGATTATCAATGGACAAATAATCCGACAGATCCGCTTAATGACGAATATCTACAAGGAAGAGCTTATGATGAATTAAATCCAAGTGGATTAACTAATTTAGCTATCTTTGACGATGACGTATTAGGTGCACCAACAGTTACCTTTACCGACACTGACGACGGTGCTACAGGATCAGGAAATTGGTATACACCAAGAGATACTGCTGACACGTATTTCACCGACACTATTTTCTATGATCCAACTTCTCAGATTTTAACTAAAACATTCAATTCAGTTTCTCAGACTTATGTTAGAACTAAATTGGATTCAGTGGGGATTGATTTTGATCCGGATTCATATCAACAGATAGTTTCTGATTCCTCAATTTCTACAATAGAGGAATTTAATTCCACAGCTGCTTCTGAGGATTTTAACTTCAACTGTGTTTTAATTTACTATGATGTTTACGATCCTGCCACCCCAGCAGATTCTGCTACTAATCTATACGGAGTTCTTTTCTTGGATGATGTTCAAGATTCAGGAGCAAATATTTATTCGATCCCGACACTTAAGAAATATAAACCAAATATCGTCACTAAATTAAATGGTAATTCTTATGGGTTCAAAATAAATCTTAAGTTTGATGTTGATATAGATCAAACCGGAGTAGAACAAGCAATTAATGATTATTCTCCTTTCTCTTTAAGTATGTTTATGGATTCCATGAACGTTCTTCAGGATGCAACTTCAACTATAAATAACACAGCATCTACTTACGTTGGACTAGAACAAAGGGTTTCTAATTTGGAAAGTTTGTCTCTTACTTCTGATAGTGTATTTAATATCGATAAAAGAATTGCTGATTTAGAAGCTTCTTTAGCAGCTAACCAGGCAATATTTAATAACACCCAAGCAATAATGGGGCTGATTAATCAAAACTATGAATTAGTTAGATCATTAATCAACAACGAGACAAGTATTGAGGTTTCTTATAATTTAAATCTTATTAAGCAAGGACCTGGTATTGTTGTAGACAGAAGCATTCCAAACCAACTAATTATCTCTAATGATAATCAAGATTATAATATTGGAGTAGATGGAGGAGTGGTTACTTTATCAACAACTTCTAATAATGTAATTTCATTAAGACCATATGGAAATTACACTAAACACGTTAACAACGGAACACCTATTACTCTAACCTCGGATCTAACAATCAGATTAAATGACACAGATCAAAAATGGAGAAGAGGTCAAGTTTATAGATTCTCATTTGGAGATCAGATCTACCCAGGAGATTATAACGTTACATTCTTAACCGATGCAACAGGATCTTATCCTGTTTCTTCACCTTCTGGAGTTCCTTATGGCAATTTAATTATTTCTTTAAACAAGACCGAATTTGAAGCTAAAGATTATCTTCCAGTGATTGATATAATTTGTACAAATTCTGAAAACTTAACCTTCCAGGTTGATATGATAGGTAATAGTCTAACCAATAACTCTTAAAATTGTAAAATAAAAAATGGCATATACACAAAATTCTATAAGTTCATTAGTAGCTCAGTTTCTGAGACTTCAAAAGAATGCTTTAGAAATAATTAACGGTTTAAATCAAGTAGCAACCTCAACAAACGATACTGTAGAGATTCAATTACTAGATGAGTTAGGTTTCCCTACAACTTCTAGTATTCCAGCCTATGGTTATTTAAGAAGCCAAATCCAAAGACTTGATAGTAATGTACAAGCTCTAGCAGGATTAGGTGCCAATTTTTCTACCGTTAGAAACCCAGACGGAACATATTCACAAATTTATAAAGCAAGTCCGCTGAGAGATCCATCACCGTTGGTCGGTCTTCCAGTTCCTAGCACATTTTCTATTAAGGACAATTGGTTTTTTGAAAGTTTTCTTTCCCCACTTCTTTATATTAGCATAGATGTTACTGGTCAAATTCCAGACGAATCGGACAGAATCAAGATAAAAAGAATTATAGCAAATACCGTTACCGATGCTCAAAAAACTTATTTTGATCAAAATTTAAAGGGGAGAAACGATGTAACTGAAGTTGGATTTATTAACGCTTTAACTGCGGGTGGAATTGGATATTTTACTGATGAGGATATAATTCCACTTCCTCTTAGATCAATAAGATATTCTGGAAACTTCAGTGTTCTTGGGGTATTTGATAGCGTGGTTTCTACTACAGACGCTAATAATCAAACTGTTCAGCAGACCGTAAGAAACTACAAATTAAATAGTTTAAATTACACAGACACATCTTCCAATATATTAAACGGAAAAACTCTAGCTGTAAATGATAATCTTTTAACCCTTGACGGGTCTATGTATCAAATAGTTTCTGTTAATATTAACGAAACTACAGTTCAGCTTAGAAGGGTTTCTGGATTTCAGCCGGTTCAAGAGGGTGCAGATACTTTAAGTTTATCTAGCACTGATCTAGGACCAAGATCTATCCAAGTTAATGTTGGGTATAATGAGAGACAGGGGGTTTTCTTTAAGAAAATTGATGATAACTACAACATAGTTTCTACCACATGGTCTACTGGAATTACCTTCTTTAGTAACGAGCTTCGAATTAATACTACTGCTGGGATTCAAACTCTAGAAACATTCTATCTAAATTCTGTTGCAGATATAGGGCAACTTCTTCTGAGCGCAGCTAAGGAGAAAAAAGTTCCTTCTTATGATGGATTAGTTCCAAATGTTCCTACCCTGGTAGATACTAACTTCAAGGTAGTTCAAATTAACACACAATTAACTGCTGGAACTTCCATTGAAGATTTAAACTCTAAAGTTTCTGCTAAAACCGCACTTCAATCAGAAATTGTACAACTGGACAGTGCTCTTGCAAATGCAAGATCTGTAGCAAATTCCAATACTAGTTCTATAGTTTCTTCTAATGTTTTAGAATCTGTCGTATCACCAATTCAATCTGCTACTAGTTCTAGTTCTGTACAAGCTCAGATTAATAATTTAACTGTCCAAAGAACTCAAAAACAGCAATTACTTTCCTCTCTCGTTCAAGATATAACTACCCTAAGCCAGAGTACACCTAGCTTATTCGAAGCTCCAAAATATAGAGTTAGAGGATTCTGGGCTATTCCTGAACCTGTAGTTAGTCCGAAAACTGGTCCTCAACAGGTTATTCAATTCTCTGTTCAGTACAGATACTTAAGTGATTCAGGATCTGCTAATCCAATACAGCAAGTTGATTACATTGATAACAACGGACAAACTAAGACGGGAGCATTTAGTAACTGGAACGAATACAAAACTGAGATTAGAAAAAAGGTTTATGACGCCGCAACGGGAACTTATGTTTGGGCACCGGAAATTACAGCAGATGCAGATGCTAATAATGTAAATCAGTTAGATATTCCTATAACGAGAGGAGAAAGAGTTGAAATTAGAATTAAATCTATCTCTGAAGCTGGATGGCCTGATAATCCTCAAACCTCCGATTTTTCTGAGAGTGTTATAATTTCTTTTCCAGCGGATCTTTCAGTTCAATCTGCATCCGCAAATACCACTACCAATTTAAAAGACGCAGCAGTATTAGAGATTCAACAAGATTTACAATCTAGAGGAATTGACGGACTTTTAAACAAGCAAGTTGTTTATGGGGCGAAGACCTATTATTTAGATGCCGCTTCAATTTATAGCGGAACAGTTAGTTCTTCAGGACAACCTATGGATCTTCTTCAGAAGATCAATGAACTCCAAGATCAAATCAGTTCACTTCAAGCAGTAGTAGAAAAAGCAGTTGGAACTTTGGAAGTTTACGTTGTTTTACCTGATGGAACTTCTGCTAAGATGTCTCCTGGTTCTATTTTTGAATTGCCACCTGTTATTTATAACCAGGTATTCCCAAACCCAACTACTGCAGATGCTGGTAGAATATCTTCTTCGATTTATTCTATTCAAATCTTAAATTCTTCGTCAGGACTTCTTGAATTATCGAGTGCACTTCCAGGAGGGCTAAATACTCTTGCGGGATCTAGCAACACATACACACTTCCTGATGGATACACTCAGAATCTTAGATATGGAGAAATTCCAATTTCAATCACATCTCTAAATCCCTCTAATATTGTTCCTCCTGGATCTCAAGTGGCTACCGTGAATTCCTTCCAGCTTCTACAGCAGGCTTCACCTTATATGTCTGCTAATGAAAATGGACAATTTATTTATCCGAGATGGAAAAGTGTCGGTTTAGATTCTACTTATTATGTAACCCCTGCTCCTTATATTGGATCTTATTCATATGGAACAATAGCAGGTCAAGGACCCCTTGACGGAAGTGCACTCCTTCCCTTTTCTCCATCTTCTACGACACCAGTTTACCCTAATGGAGGAATAAACGGATCAGTTTGGAACGGTGGGGTAACAGGAACAACCGGATCTTATGTTGGAACAGGAAACGGATATATTTCTGAATTCTGCATCAGTAAGGACCACCCAGCAATTGCTTTAGGAGATCCTGATAATACTACAAATACAATTTTTACCCAATTGGTAACCCCTGATTTTTCTAATGATGGATCTGTCGTTTATCCTTATTTTAGGCATTCTGATTATTTCTACACGGATGTTAATTCTGCTACTACTACAACTACTAATCCTTATGCACAACTAGGATGGTCTGAAGTTGATAACACCTTTGCAACTGGACCAACTGCTTCAAGAACCGATTCAATGTATCCAAATAAACTTGGATTTGATCCCAACGATCAATATTTGATAGGAAAATACACTTGCGGAGCTTATCTTTTCTTAGGACCTCCAACAACATCTTTAATTCAGGTAGAAGGATCAACTGCACTTGCCAGCAGATATGTTAAACAAGGGACGGCCAATTCGATTAATGTCCCTCTAATTTTTCAATTTAGAGCAACCGATAATTTAGGTTTTATTGGTGGATATCGTTTATCCGGAAATCCTAGCAATATCATATATCAAAAGAAAATCGGTATAGATATTCAAGTTAGAAATTCGGCTCCTTTCTCTTTTGATCTTCTTGCTACAGGATCTTATAAGAAACAAACCCTTGCTGGATTCGGAATAGGATCTGCTAGCTCACCTTCAGGAAACGCTTTAACTGGATTTTAAAGGAATTTATAAAAAATGACAACAGAAAAACTATTTGATTACAATAGTTCCTTCGGGGTACTTAGGACTAATCCAAAACTAACAGGAAATTTAAAATTAACACTAGATTCCACAGGTGGGATCTGGCTTAATTCTATGGACGTAAATCCAACCCTAAGTCTTCAGAAATATAAAAAGTTTAGCGTTACTGGACAGAACACGTATGCTAAAGATGTTCACAATTTCTTCGATGAAGGAAATACCCCAAACGATATAGTTTTTCAGGTTGGAAATTTCACAAATGGTGCTAGACAACCAGCGGATACATTTAGTTCACAATATGATTTTTTCTATGCATCCGGGGCTTCAACTCTAGTTGATAAAAATTATCCAGAAAATTTTAGGTATTTTCAGCCTCTTTGGATAAGAGACGTTATTCCTGATTATTTTGTTATTTTTAAAGTTCCAAATCCTATAAGTTATCCATATCCAGCCAATGTGGATACTATAGCTAACGGGTCTCAATATAAAGTAATAGCAAGTCCAGACTCAACAGAACCTTTCATTATTCAATATTGGAACAATGAAACTAGTTCTTTTCAAAATTACGCAGATGGGGAATTCTTCAACGGTAATAGCATTTACAGCACGTATACGATCGTTCAAGGATCAGGTTCAGTAACTCTGATGGATGAATTAAAAAACTACGCAGACGTGAATAACGTCGAGCAATTTTTTAATTCTAAGATCCTTCCAAATGCTCAAGCAATTGCTACATTTGATCTAAGATCTAAAACTAACATTGGAAGATATATCAGATCTATTGTTGCTAACCCTGGATTTAATCCAAATCCTTTTGATTTCAGTTTACAATCAAACACTTATAGCTACTACAACGGGATTAGTATAAAGAATGGGGTTTACACCCAAAAAGGAGAATTTTTAAATTCCTATTTAACTTCTCCTAATTCGAGTTCTCAGATTGACTTTGAAGAATATATCACAGATGGATTTTCTAGAAATGGAATAATTTGTCCAAATCTTCTAAACATGGAATTCCTGTTCGATGATCCTGATGCTGATTTATATTCTATCAATAGATATTTTGGATTCTATGTTTCTAGAAACGACGTGGGTGAATTCAAATTAAATGGTCAATATTTCTTTGACAATAAGAATGCCTCTGACAATTTAAATCTTCCAAAGCCTTCTAGAAATAACATAGGATATTATTATAGTTCAACTCCGGCTTTCCAAAGTAGCACTGGAGGGGTTAGACTTTATTATCAAGGAGCTTCTGGATGGATGCCGGGATCTGAAGATGTGAACATTTACGACCCTCAAAAACTTTATTATGTAACTGACAAATATGACAGATTTTATAGCCTATCTAGATATGAGAACTATGAAAAAAATGGGGCTCCCTTGTCATATAACCCTTACACTAACACATATTCTTTAGGAGATTGGTTAAATAACACGCCAGACTATTTAAAATTTGGACCTTATTATCAAGACGTTCAAAAAATAACTAAAGCTTATTCTTTATTAGTTAGCGGAAGCCAATATGGATATGTCAATATTGTAACAGAATCTAATCACGGTCTTTCCGACAATGATCTAGTTACTATTTCAGGGCCAAGTCAACAAATTGAAGGATCTTGGAGGATTACTATTCCTTTAGGTGCTACTGGAAATTCGTTCCAGATCCCTACAGTTTTATCTTCAGGCCCAGGTGTAGTTACCGGAAGCACAGGATTTATACCTGGTCAAACTTCAAATTATATTTTTATAGGTGGATCTACTGGATACACTTTATCCGGGTCATATTATTTTGGAACCACCGGATCAAGCTCTATAAAAACCGGATCTTTGGTTATTAGTGACACCAGTGTAAATCTATTAGATTTTACTGGACCTGATGAAAAAATTGGTTCTTATATTGGAAAAATAGACGGACAAAAAGGAAAGGCTTACACAAATGTGACTTTCCAGAAAAATCTAGATCTTACTCTTCCTGTGACATTCAAAATATTCTGGCCAAACGGATCAAGAGGAGAATTGGGAAGTAAATATGATTTAATAACATCAGGGGATTATGCCGGAACACTTCTGTCTTGGTCTTCTGGATCTCACTATGCTGCAGGGAATAACTATTATTTCAATTGGTATCAAGGAACAACATCAGAAGTAGCTAAGGCATTCTCTGGTTCTTTTTCTGATATTTCTACTGTGGTTTGGGATGCGGGAACATCCGATGCAGATTCTATCATTAGAGTTAAAAACCCAGGATCTAAACAGAATCTCGAATACCAAATTACTGTTTTCTCCGATTATACCACATTTGAATCTAATTATCAAGGAGTTTGGAACAATATTTCTGCTTATTCAGTAGGGAATATAGTTATCTATAATAACACATACTATAAGTCTGTATCTGCAGTTCCTCAGAATTCCTTTAATTATAATCCTTCCCCAGACCAAAGTTCGGATTGGACACTTTATTATCCTTTTTCTTATCCTGGGTATGTTAGCATAGCAGGGGTAGATGCATCTCAAATATCTTATATCCAGAAATTTCAAGGGGGAACCGATTATTCAAAAAATAGGGTTGTATTCTCTAATCTAGAATCCGGAAATGTTATTCCTGGGAATTGGATAGAAGTTGAAAGCGGAAAGGGAATTACCGGTGGATTATCTATGATTTCTAGTGTTACCAGATATGTAGATTCCCCAATTTATGATAACGATATTACCTCAACGACAGGAACCGTAACCGGATTTTCTGGATATAAGGAATATTTAGTTGCTACCCTATCTGATGATCGTGCAGTTATTAATCTAGGATCAAATTCTAGTTTTAATGTTTATAGCATGACTAATTTATACACCGGGGTATTTTCTTTCTTTGATATGAAGGAAATAGATTTTGATTTCTGGTCTTCTACTTATGGAATAACTCCAACTTCAGAATTTCACAGATACTTTCAATTGATACCAAATCAAGACGATCAGCTTAAGTTTGGTGTTAAATACTATGTTAGAAGAGGATCTATTGTGGTTGAAAGAGGAACAGTCAATCAAAGGGTAGTTAATCAAGGAAGTGTTTTTATTTGTTTAGGATCAACATCTTTTCAGGATCTAAATTTAAATAATCAACCTGCCATAGTTCTTCCTGCTGTTTTTACCCGGATGGGATATGTAAATTCTGTTTCCTACGGATCAACTTCACCTTATAACTACGGAACAACTGTTGCTTCAGAGCAAGATCTAAATTCGTTTAATGGGTTCTACGGAATACAAAGTCTCAATCCGTCTGGTAATTTCGACGAGAATGTTAAAGAAACCTTATTTGAATATGGTAAATTATCTACCGAATATCAATATCTAGAAGAGAATTACACAGTAACAAGAGCAAATAAATCTAGAATAGTTCCTTATATAAACAAATGGGTTTATAACGGCGGAACCGACGCTAGAGGAAATGCTTATAGGCTAAATGTTAGCCCAGCTTTTACCCCAACTAATTTCTCGCCAGGATTCCAGCAGGATTTTCCGTCTCCTCAATATTTCACCCACGAGTGGATGCTTCTAGAAGGTGTTCCTAGAGAATTTCCTATTGATGGTATCATTTCCCAAAATAATTATTTACCATATAAGATAGATTTAGAAAGAGCAAAGAATGCAGATCCTTCAGATGCGGATTACTTCAATTCATATTTCACTGTAGATCCTATCGATTATCCATCACCATATAATACCGATGTTAATGAAGTAAAAGAATTCTTTACCCCCTTTAAGTATAATAGTGTAACTGGTTTTTATGATACGATTTTCAGAGGGATTAAAATTTCTCTGAAAAGAAGAAGTACTTTACCTGATCCAAAAAATGATCTAGAAAAATTTGTTCCTAACTTTAGGGGTTTCCAAGATTATAAATTTTCTTCTATTCTGAGGGTTATTCCAGAAGATCCATCAATTATACAATCTCCAGTTAGATATGAGGTTATTGAAAATGTAACTCAAAAATCTATTCTATTTGTTACTTATGCAGTGATCAAAGATTACAGAGCCCTTCCGATAGGATATACCGGAGGTACTGGAGGAGATCCTTATTTGGATTATCTTCTCATGTATTCACTAAGCGGTAAAAAGAAAAAGACGGACGTTGGAATTACAGGAAACCCAGGCCCAACTGGATCACCTTTGTATGCTATCGATGATATAAAATTGAGTGCAGCATTAGATCTTTCTTTTTCCTCTAATAGTAATTGCGGTCAATCTGTAGATGGTCAAATTTACATCATCCCAAATCCTGAGTATGATACAGATCTAAGAGAAGAAATAAATTTATACTATCCCTCAGGATCTACCGGAATCGCAGGATTTGGAACATTAGGAACTACTGGAACTTTTAAAGTTCTTGCAGGTTCTTCTTCTTATTCTTACTATCCTTGGCCTACCGGAAGATCACAGAATGTGGTTAATTTTGGACCTACTAATCCAAGCAATTATTATTTCGATATTCCTTTTTCTCCAACTTATCCTGGACCAACTTTAAATATTCCTCTAGCTTCTCAAGGAGCTTATAAGGGTAAACCAGTTGTACAGATTGAAGGAGGAGAAAATTATTTTGATTTTATTCTAAAAAGATTATCCCTGTCTTACATAGCTAATCAAGTAAATACAGAAAGTTCTTATATTACTTATACAACTTACGACTGGAATAAAACAACACAGGAAACAGTATCAATTTCGGATTACTTTGATCTTTCTTTTGTTCAGCCAACTGCTATTAAAAAACCTACTGGAACAACTCCAGTGAAGAGCTATTCGGGTCCACAGACCTTAGGACAAAATCAACCTACTGGATATGATATTATCAACGGTGGAATTTCTCTATCTGCTGATATTCTAAGATATTCCGGAGGATATGAACCTGCATTTAAGAAATCTATCATGTATAAAAATGACAAGATAGATACAATTACAGGAGCTACTGGAATCGATCTTAGCTACAGAAACTGCACATTTGCACCTGAGAAGATAGGATTTGGGTTAATTGACAATCTTAGTTACACTAAGGTCTCCCTGGGTAAAAATATTCTTAGCGCATCGCAAAATCTTGCACAGGGATCTGTTTATCCATTAATTGGAGAAACCCCAATCGAGAAAAAGAATTTCCCTATTTTCTCTTCGACTTGGGATCCTGGATATTACAATCTTTACACCAGCAGCGTGGATCAAACTCCAGTTGCGGGAACTAGAGCCATGCTAGAATATAAGACTTTCATGGGATCTAAAATGATGCAAACTCCCGGAACTATTAGCACTTACACTTTTATAGCTTTGGAAATTTCCAAAACAGAAGGGACTTCAGATCCGCAAGTTATAAATTTAGAAGCTCAATCTGCAACCTCAACTATCCAGTCAATGACCCCTTCCCAGTCAAACACAGGGATAGGTCAATTGGGTCCTGCTCTCTCAGGGGTGGATCTTTCTAAATTAGACGAGAGCATTTATCCTGATATTGAGGTATTCTGGCAAAAAGACCCCGTTGCTAATCTTGTGTATGGTGTGATTAGATTAGATCGAATTCTAAGAAGATATATTCTGAATTCTGGAATAAGCTCTGTTTTTATCAATAATATAATTACCGAATATGGAGTTGGTAATCCTAATGACATCCAGGATGACATCAAAACTTACATAGACCAGAATATAGTTCCGATCTACGAAGGGAAACAACTAAATCTTTCTGTTCTAAAAAGAGGACAGCCTTTAACTTCTACCCAAATTTTAGTAAGAGGGGATTTAATTAATCCGGACAAAATTAAATATGGATATGTTCCACAGCCTAATTTTAAGCTAACTCAAAGAACATCTTTGACCTATGAGTTTGAATACGCTTTAGATGTAAACCAGAACTACTCTCTGACCTTTAATTTTGAGATTGGAAAAATATAAGGGATAAATTCCTTAGGAATATATAGAGAAAGAAGAGAAAAATGCCAAACTTAACCATAATAAATCTTAACCCTGGGGATACCCAAGAAGATCTGATCAATAAAATAAATCAGAATTTTGATGCTATCGTTGCAAACGGTGGAGGACCTCAAGGTGCAGACGGAAAACAAGGGGATCAAGGACCAATAGGACCAGAAGGTCCAATTGGAGATACAGGAGTTCCTGGAGAAAGAGGGACTAGATGGTTCCTTTCTAATATTGCTCCAGAAACTCAAACAGGATTCGACGAAGTACTTTTAGTTGGGGATTATTGGGTAAATACAAACCCGTCATTTAATAAAGCAGTTTCTATTTATACAACAAGTGGGTGGGTATCTACAGGTCAGAGCTTACAAGCTCAAGACGTTTTTACAACTTTAACTGGAATAACTGGCCCGTCAAATGCATCTTTGAAAAATGCAATAGTACAGTCTTCTTCTACTCCTGGGAATAATACTTTTGTTTTGAGCGACGATAGAGTTATTCCTGCTACTGCAAATCCAACATATTCTAAATTTTTAATTGCTACTAATGCATCTAATGGATTTCCTTTATTAGAATTTGCAAAAAGTAATTTAATGGATCAAGATACCGCTCTTCCTTCTGATTATAATAGACATCCTTATTTTGATTGGAAAAATCCATCCTCTACAGATTACGCTATTAGATTTGTGTCACCTTCAGATTCCCTAGACATAATAGCTGGTAAAAATTTAAATCTTCAAAGTACCAACGGAGACATTACAGTTTCCGGAATTTCTTCAAGTTTAACTGCTAATACGTCCATGAGTTTTACGACTTCTGGATTGATGAATCTAAATTCTGGAACTTCAAATCTTTTGGTAAATTCTAATCAATTGGTTTTAAATGGAGCGTCTGCTGTATTTAATATCCCTATCACCATTAATGGATCTTTTTCTGGTTCATCCATGGCTTCTTTTGTAAATACAAGCACAGGAGGAGGAATTAGTGTTAATTTAACAGGAACTGCTTCAACCAGTAGATTCTTGGCTAATTTTTCTACGGCTTCTTCTAGTAAATTTTCTGTTAGATCAGACGGAAAAATAAAATTCGATAAAACCCTCTATGCTTATTCTACAAATACTAGGGGAGGGACTGGAGATTATCAGGTAAGCAATAAGTTTTATAATTTAGTTGGCCCCAGCGTTATTACAAACGGTAATATTGCAATGGTTAGTTTTTTAGGAAATGGAGCTACGGGGGCAGGAATTGCTATTCCCCTGATGCCTGGTCCTACCGGATTTTCAGATCTTATAGGAGTTGGGGAATCTTATCAAATGAATGTTTTTAGTTCTTCTACTGCTAATACTCTCTCTGGAATTTCATTGACTACAAACGGAACAACTTCTCTAACCGCAGGAACTTTTACTGCAACTTCATCGGTTTCAATAAACATTGTTAGATTAGCCAGTTCTTGGATAGTTTACTATGATACACCTTCAGTTTCAGGAATTCTTACCGCATAAAAATGAACTTTAATACCAACTACATACTTCCGGGAGACGATAAAAATCAAATAATAGCAAAGACTAATTATAATTTTTCTCAGATCCTTTCTAATTCTACTGGATTACCTGGAGAATTTGGACCCATTGGTTCCACCGGTATCGTAGGACAAGTGGGAAGAGATGGACTACCCGGAGCAACAGGCCAGAGGGCTACTAATTGGTATTTTCAAGAAAATGCCCCTTATGTCTCACTACCTGCTAACGAAAGACCTCTTATATTTGGAGATATTTGGATCGATTCATCGCCTTCAGGAAACCAACCAATATATACCTACAATGGATCATCTTGGGTAAGTACCCCATATAACTTCATATCCGAAGGAGTTTTTACTGTTGTGTCTGGAATAAGTGGCCCAGGAGAAGTAAATGAAAATAATGCAATAGTTATTGGACCGACTGCTTTGGTAAATCAGCCAATTACAACTTTTGTATTTAGTGATTCTCTTGTCAATGTAAATAATGCAAATCCAACTTATTCAAAGGTTTTAGTCTCAACCGATGCTTCTTTAACTGCTTCACTTCCAATATTCTCTTTTGATAAGACTTTTTATCAATCTTCAAATCTACCTTCTTTTAGATGGGGAAGTACAGGGTCTGATTATAATATTCAATTCTCTTCCGATGATGCCATTGCTATTCAGTCTCAAGCAACTGGAACTTATAGTTCTACAGGTGGAACTGTTTCCTTGATAGGAAATAATGTTGGATTTTCTTCTAATACCGCTACCATTACTGGAACGGGGGGAATCAACATAAATTCCTCTTCGATAGGTTTTCTTGGAAGAAACATTTCCCTAAATAATAGTAGAGCAGAATTTAGAGAAAATAGTGGAGGATTTAGCTTAAGCACTACAAGTTCTTCCAACGCTTTAACTGTAAATTCAGATTTAAAAGATTCCCAAACAGCGCTTTCCTATACTGGAGTATCTAATTCAGGAGCTCTTAATCTCTCCATGGGAGGGAATTCTCTATTTAGAGTTACTGGTGGATCTAATTATTCAAATATTGGAATTGGATTTACAGGGGCAACCGGAATAACCGGAGGAACCGGAGCTTTCGTAGTTAAATCTTATCAGAATATTACAGATACAGTTTCTTCAACGGTAAGCGTTATAGCTACAAGAAGGATTGCTGGATTTACTGTGACCACACTCTTATTAAATCCAGCAATTACGATTGTTCCCGATGGAGATGTTATTGTAGTAACCCCAAATCCTTCTAGATCAATTGAATCTGATTTTAGAGCAAATAGAATTTGGCTTAATGTAACCGGATTTAAAAATCCGTATGTTGAAGCTGGAAACGTTTCCGTGGTTGATATTTACATGAATTCGTCGTCTTATTCTATAGGAGGTGTTTATATAAATACTAATATTTCCTCTCTCAATAATGCCAATAAAATAAAAATAATAGATTCAGCGGGAAATTCACCTACAACTACTCTCCCTTCCGCTACTGGAGGATGTAGACATGTGAGATTAACCTACTTTGGATCTCCTTTCAATTCAACATCTAATAAATTAGTTTATCTGCAAGCTTTCTCTTCTGGAAATAACACATCAACTTTATTGAATTATGAATACAATCTAGGAACTGGTATAGGAACTGCCGATCAAATTAACCAAACTGTTGACCCTAGTAGGCTTGGAGGAATTTCCCCTGTTCAGTAAAAGAATATTTTAAGAATTTTAAGGTATAAATAGAGTCAGATAAATATATGAATAAGAATTTAACAATCAAAGAAGAAAAAAAAGCTAGAAATTTAAAGACTGAATTCACCTCAGTTCATTCTCAAATTCAAGGAATCCAAATTGAAATGGAATTTCTCCAGAAGAGAGCAAAAGAATTGATAGATCAGTTAGAAAATCTAAGAGCAGAAGAATCAACCTTTGCTAAATCGCTAGAAGAAAAATATGGGGAAGGAAAACTAAACCCATTCACATTAATATACGAACAAAAAGAAGAAGAAAATGCAAACAACTAAAAAAATATTTCCTTACATTATTATTGCAATTTTAGCTGTAATAATATTTTATCAAAAAGGATGTTCAGGTAAAAAAACCCCAGGATCTACCGTTAATATAGGTGGAACTGATTATGAAGTTCTTAAACACGAGATTGATACTTTCTATCAGATTGATACACAGAGATTCTATAGAAAAGGCAAAGACATAGTTAAAATAGTTGAGGTAGTGAAAGAAATTCCTGCCGATATAGATACTCTAAATATTCTAAAGGATTATTATGCAAGAGTATTTTATAAAGACACTTTCAAGCTAAAAGATTCTTTAGGTTATATTGTTATCAACGACACAATCACTACCAATAGAATATTCGCTAGAGGTTTTACCTCTTATGTAAATATTCCAACTATTAGAGAAACAATCTACCTAAAAGAATTGGAGAACACATTATTTTTTGGACCTGCTATTCAGCTAGGAAAAATCCCTTCTTTTGGAGGAGATCTTCATCTTAAAACTAAAAAAGATATGCTTCTCGGATTTGGACTTGGATTTAATCTAAATGCATCCCCTTATTTCAGAGGATCGATTGGATGGAAAATAAAATAAAATAGTTTAATGGCATATTCTAGCACTTCTAAATACGTTCAGTTAACTCCATACTTGGTGATGGAGTACCTGTATGCGGATCAACCAGATCCAGAAACCTATCCGGTTAATACGGGATCAACTACTGTTGCCTATGATAAATTAATCAATGGTATTATAAAAGGTGCTGGGTCAACTGCTTCTAATGATGTTCAGATTTTTAACCAAAGTCAGGATTATTCTATAACTGCTAACACATCTCTTAATAGTGTTGTTAAAGTTACAGATAACAGTTACATAACTTTGGACCCAAACTATATCGTTCCTTATAACGATTTTAATCCCAATTTAACTTCAACCGCAGATCTACCAGTTACTTTCTCCAGTAATATTTTTCTAACCTATGATTCTGTTAGATATCATATTTTAGCTGGTTATAATCTGGGAAATATAGACGGGCTAATACTTGGGATAGATTTTCTAGATGTTGATGGATCTTACGTTACTTTCTCTCAGATTTTCTTGAACAACGGATTTTCAGATCAATACACTCTAAATCCAAGTCCGTTGATGATAGGAATAAATTCTTATGACAAGTATTTTGAAATTAAAATTCCAAGTCTTCTTTTTTTAAATAATCAATATATTTCTTCTGCAAATCCATCTCTAACTGCAGCTGCTCTATTTAGCAAAAGCGGAAGAGGATTCGTAATTGGATCTCCGATGAGAATTAGAGCATACGAGGTTTTAAATACAACTCTAACTTCTGGATATGAAACTTATGGGGCTAATCTAATTGCAACCCTTTCTCTAGAATCTGAAGACCCATTTACAAACATCGGAGCTCAGATTGCTCCTGCTGATACTGGGGACTTCTTTGAATTCTTTGCAACTGATAATGATGGATTTATAGAAAATTTTATTCTTTTTCAAAACTCTATAGGTAATGCTTATTATATCCAAAACAATATAGAAGTAATAGAACAAATTGGAACATCTTTTATTCAAACTGCTAATTTCTTTACAATCCAAACTACTGCATACGATATTCCTAATCTTTACAGACCGATCATCAGAAATGCCGGTGTGGCATCTTCATTTACACTAAGGTATACGATGACTTTAGTTAATTCCACAGATCAATCAAGAGTTACAAGAATAGCTTCGTACACGTCAACTAATGCAGCTAAATATGGGTCTTTTATAGCCCCATTGCAATTACAAACCCTTCCTCAAGTACAGAAGATTTACAATAAACTTGCTACTGCTACTAACATCGCAGTTCCAAACTCTAGTACCTCACCGAAGGTGGTAGTTAAATACAGCAATGTGTTTTTTGAAAGAGGTCTTGTGAATACCACTTTGACAAATCTAGTGGTGAAAGGAAACGAAATAACTACCGCAGCTGGGCAATCTTCACAGAATGAAATAGCCTATGGGCAGGGGAAAGCATATATTTTTATTAGCCCTTTTGATAACTATTACAAGTTTACTTTTTATAAACAAGGGACAGATGGAAATACTCAGCTAATAGACTTGGAAGCTTCTGGTACTTATTACATGGTTTTTATTAACAATAGTAATAAAAAAGTTTCTGCTCCTACTATAGATAATAAAAACATAGCTAATCCGTCCAAGGGAGAACTTGCATTTAAAGTTACAGAAACTCTTTCTACTGAAATTTTACAGTACACAAATAGAAATTTCTACATTACTAATAGACCTCCTGCAGCATCAGATCCAGATATTATTCAGGATCAAATTCCTACGGGATCAGCTGCCAAAGATGCTTTGGCTAAAAAATCTACCTCTTTGAATGATTCTTCAAAGGATCTAATTCTAGCAGCCAAGCAAATAAATGAGGGTCTACTTACAAATAAGCTTACTGTTTCTGCTAATTCTTCTTCTGTTCTATACTATGGTAATTGGTTGAAGGAAGGTGAAGCTATTCCTTCAGTTGGTGCAACTGGAGCAACTGGTGCAACTGCAGCTAACACTAATGCTACAGTATTACCAAGTTTAGTCGGCACTGCTATTTCCGGGGCTGACCTCGCACTCAATCCAGATCTTATATCTGAAGTTTCGACTGTTTCATCTTGGCAGACCATTGGGCCTACTGTGATAGCATCTTCTGGAGATGAAGTAATTACTTTAGGTGGTTTAACTAATCCTAACCTTCTTGTTAGTAATTTAAATAGTTCTACCCAATTAGTTTCGACAGGTAAATTAACCCCGGTAGAGCTTCAATCTGCAGTATCTGCGGATGTTAGAGGCAAGATAGCTTTAAATTGGGCGACTTATGATATAATTTCTTACTTCCTAGATCCTACTCAACCTGGATACAAACTGTACGTGGGTCTGACAAAGTCAACCTTCACCCAAGCAGTAACTGGAATTTTCGATGATTCTGCTTTGATTATTCTGAACAATTATGGTAATACTGGAAATGGTTTAACTAACGGAGGTGCTGGTGCTGTCAAAGGAAGTACCACTGCTCAAACAGGAACAGATAATGGGATGTTCGCTAGACCACAATAAATTGATAACAACACATGATACTAAATTCGAGAGCCAATAGTTTTTACTTTGTTTTTCCGAAGGGATTTTTTCCACCCGATGTGGAGAGCAAATATTTTGCTTATATTAAGGGACAGTCTTTTCCTTATGACACTCTAACTCAGTTCATGAATAGCACGATTCAATCAATTTCTTTTCCTTCAATTCAAGCTACTAGTGTTACTCAAACTAGACCTTTAGGTAAAACCATTACTTATCAAAGTGCAACTCCAGTTCAAAACCTATTTTCACCGGGTGTTCAGGTTACTTTTAGAATGGGAGAAGGATTTATCAATTACTTCGTAATGATGGAGACAATCTTAGCTCACTTAAATTTTAAAAATCCTGCTCTCTTTGTAGATAATCTTCCTCTTAGAATTCTGGACAATCAAGGAAATATTATCACGAGCGTTCTTTTTAAAGGGATAACAATAGCATCTCTTTCTGAGCTAAGTCTAAACTATACCCAAAATGCTCCAGCTGCCACTTCATTTAGTGTTGGATTTAACTATAATTATATTTCGATAGATCTAGAAATGGCTAGATAATTTTTATCAAGATTAGATATATAAGGAATAAAATAATAGAAAACAATGAGAAAATTTTCAGAACTTACCAAAATAAACGAGATGAAGTATGGTCAACCAATGTACGGAAAAAATGACCACAAACAGCACATGAAAGATGTGCTAGTTGCTGCTTCAGGTAACGATCAAAGGGTTTTAAACGATATAGTTGATTGTTTAACCGACGATCAAATGGAAAAGTGTTACGACAAGCTAGTTAAAGTTTATCAATTTACAGGACAAGTAGGACAAGCAGTAAAGCCTAATATGTAATATAACCAATGTCAAGTCTTCTGATTCAGATAAAATATGGTCTTGACTCTAATGGTAATATTCTAACACTATCTGTAAATCCCAAAAACGTTGGATCATATAGGTCAGAATTAAATAGGTTTTATATTTTTCTGAACGGGATAGACTATAGTTCAAACCCACTTCCTTCTTGTAGGAACTTCCAGACAAAGCTAGAATTTTTAGCGCCAACAGGGTCAATCGGAGCTACCGCAGCAGGTAACTTCATGGAAGGACTATGGAATAACGCAGTTTATGGATCAGATCTGATTAGCACGATAGACTTTCAAAGTCCTGGATTCTTATTTTATCAAACTATTTTATCCACTTAATGAAGGCAATAAGAATAGCACATATCTCGGGAGGTGAAAAAATGTACACCTCTTTCTCTTTGGACACCTTTTCGGAGATTAAAGCAGAAAAAGACTATGTCTATTTATTTTTTAACTCCCTAATTTATCAGAATCCCTATGTAGCTACTGCATATTATTATGGAACCAGAGTTGAGTTTTACAAAGCAGATTTTGGATATCAATTTTATGGAGAAATAGTTCAAACCCTATCCCAGTTAAATTCAACTAATATAGTTACTCTTGATTACACAAGAGATTCTTTAGTTACAACTACTTTTGATGAAATCTATGGAATTTGCGGATCAGGTGGATCTGCTTTAGAAATATTAGGTCCAGGAGGATCAGTTACCCAGGGAGCAACTGCAATCCAGTTCTTGGGAAGTGGAATTACTTCTGTAGTTGCTACTGGTGGATTTGTTACTGTGACGGTTACTGGAGGTGGATCCGGAACAGCAGGAACCTCAGGTTCTTCTGGAACATCTGGTTCATCTGGTTCATCCGGAACATCAGGTACAAGTGGTCCAGGTGGATCTTCCGGGTCATCAGGAACTTCGGGTACTAATGGTACCTCGGGCACTAACGGAACAAGTGGATCTAGCGGATCATCAGGATCGAGTGGATCATCAGGTAAATCTGGATCTTCTGGAACAAGTGGATCTTCTGGAACAAGTGGATCCTCTGGAACAAGTGGATCCTCTGGAACAAGTGGATCTAGTGGTTCATCGGGATCTTCAGGAACAAGTGGATCCTCAGGAGTATCCGGGTCATCTGGGTCATCTGGAACAAGCGGATCCTCTGGTTCTTCGGGATCAAGTGGCTCATCGGGAACAAGTGGCTCGTCAGGATCAAGTGGATCTTCTGGTTCATCAGGAACATCTGGATCTTCAGGAACATCTGGATCTTCAGGATCTAGTGGTTCTTCAGGAACTTCAGGAACTAGTGGATCCTCAGGTTCATCTGGATCTAGTGGAACTTCCGGAACTTCCGCGGATTATTCGGGATTATCTACAGATTGTATAGATTTAAGTTCACTAATAGTAGGTAATAACGTAAGTTTCAATGTTAGTCTTGGCTTATCCTATACAATAGGACAAAATGTTCTGGTTGCTAATAGCATAACAAACTATTTTACTGGAAAGGTTGTTAGTTACAATCCATCCACAGGTCTTCTTGTCTTGCAAGTAACTGCAATCTCTGGAACAGGGATTTTCTGTACTTGGGAAACCAATCTAGAAGGAGCTTCCGGGGGAGATGGATCTAGCGGATCTTCTGGAACTTCAGGAGAAAATGGATCCTCGGGAACATCGGGTTCTTCCGGAACAAGCGGTTCATCGGGAACATCGGGTTCTTCCGGAACAAGTGGTTCTAGTGGATCTTCTGGAACATCAGGCTCATCTGGAACAAGTGGTTCATCTGGAACATCTGGCTCGTCGGGTTCTTCTGGAACAAGTGGTTCTAGTGGATCTTCAGGATCAAGTGGATCATCTGGATCAAGTGGATCATCTGGAACAAGTGGTTCTTCAGGATCTAGTGGATCTTCAGGATCTTCAGGTAAATCCGGTTCGTCTGGAACAAGTGGTTCATCCGGAACATCAGGTTCATCAGGAACTTCGGGTTCTTCCGGAACATCAGGTTCATCAGGAACTTCAGGTTCTTCTGGAACAAGCGGTTCTTCTGGTTCGTCCGGAACAAGCGGATCCTCTGGAACAAGTGGTTCTTCTGGAACCTCTGGATCGTCGGGTTCTTCTGGAACATCAGGTTCTTCTGGAACAAGTGGTTCTTCTGGAACAAGTGGATCTTCAGGATCCAGTGGATCTTCTGGAGCATCTGGTTCTTCTGGATCTTCCGGATCTAGTGGATCTTCTGGAACATCCGGATCTTCCGGATCTTCAGGATCTTCAGGATCCTCTGGTTCTTCAGGAACATCTGGTTCATCTGGAACATCTGGTTCATCTGGTTCATCGGGAACATCCGGTTCGTCAGGAACATCTGGAACTTCCCCGGATTATTCTGGATTATCTACAGATTGTATAAATTTAAGTTCATTAATAGTAGGTAACAACGTAAGTTTAACTGTTAGTACGGGATTGTCTTATACAATAGGACAAAATGTTCTGGTTGCTAATAGCATAACAAATTATTTTACTGGAAAGGTTGTTAGCTATAATCCTTCAACAGGTCTTCTTGTTTTACAAGTAACTGCAATCTCTGGAACCGGAACTTTTTGTACTTGGGAAACCAATCTAGAAGGTGCCTCTGGAGGGGATGGATCTTCTGGAACAAGTGGATCTTCTGGAACTTCAGGAATTAACGGATCAAGTGGTTCTTCTGGAACAAGTGGAACTAGTGGATCTAGTGGTTCATCTGGAACTTCAGGAACTAATGGAACATCGGGTTCTTCTGGAACTTCAGGAACTAACGGATCTAGTGGTTCATCTGGAACTTCAGGAACTAATGGAACATCGGGTTCTTCTGGAACTTCAGGAACTAATGGAACATCGGGTTCTTCTGGAACTTCAGGAACTAATGGAACATCGGGTTCTTCTGGAACTTCAGGAACTAACGGAACAAGTGGTTCATCTGGATCTTCTGGTTCTTCAGGATCTTCTGGGTCTTCGGGTAAATCCGGTTCTTCTGGAACAAGTGGTTCTTCTGGAACTTCAGGAACTAACGGAACCAGTGGTTCTTCCGGAACTTCAGGAACTAATGGAACATCTGGTTCTTCTGGAACTTCAGGAACTAATGGAACTTCAGGTTCTTCTGGAACTTCAGGTTCTTCAGGAACTAATGGAACATCTGGTTCTTCTGGAACTTCAGGAACTAACGGAACCAGTGGTTCTTCCGGAACTTCAGGAACTAATGGAACATCTGGTTCTTCTGGAACTTCAGGTTCTTCTGGAACTTCAGGTTCTTCAGGAACTAACGGAACCAGTGGTTCTTCCGGAACTTCAGGAACTAATGGAACATCTGGTTCTTCTGGAACTTCAGGAACTAATGGAACTTCAGGTTCTTCTGGAACTTCAGGTTCTTCAGGTTCTTCTGGAACTTCAGGTTCTTCTGGAACTTCAGGTTCTTCAGGAACTAACGGAACCAGTGGTTCTTCCGGAACTTCAGGAACTAATGGAACATCTGGTTCTTCTGGAACTTCAGGAACTAACGGAACCAGTGGTTCTTCCGGAACTTCAGGAACTAATGGAACATCTGGTTCTTCTGGAACTTCAGGTTCTTCTGGAAC